ATCTGTTGAGGCACCTGTTGAAGTCGAAACATCTGTTGAGGCATTACCAGAACCTGTTCAGGCATTACCAGAACCTGTTCAGGCATTACCAGAAGCACCTGTTCAGGCTTTACCAGAACTGCCAGAAGTACCAGAAGTACATGTTCAGGCGAAGCCTGAACAACCTGAACTGTTAGAAACATGGTCATCTGCTACCGGTTCAATGCGTAAGACTGCTACTGAAGCTCTGCAGGCCAGAGGAATATGGCCCTCAGAAGCCATGAAAGCCCGTGATGAGATGGCCGGTGTCTACCCGGACCCCGAAGATCCAACATTTGCTAGTCGTCTATATCAAAAACGTGAATTCTACGAATCAAGAGCAATTGCTGCCGACGTAGCCAACGGCACTCTTGATCCATGCACAAGTATGAAGGCCGAAGCCGTTTTTGAACTTACACCCGTACAGCGTCTGGTAAGCCGATTTATGCATCCTCTAACTCCTTATCTAGGTCTTCTTCTCTTTCACGGTGTCGGTGTAGGAAAAACATGCAGTGCAGTAACAATAGCTGAACAATTTTTGGACACTACGCCTAACAAAGTCATTGTCCTAGTTCCCCAAGCTATTCAAGAAAACTTTAAAAAGACCATTTTTGATGTATCTAAACTAAAGTGGTCAGAAGAATCAAAAGAATGGACGACAAATCAATGTACCGGTACATCCTATCTTGAACGTCTTGGTCTTATGAATAATCCTGATTTAAAAGCTATTTCATTTGCGGTGGACTCTGATAGACGTAAACGATATACTATTACTGGTTACCAGGCATTTGCAAATTGGATTAAAAAATCATTGGCCGATCATGTTCCAGCAGGTCTTGATGGTCAAGAACGTATCTTAGCTGAAAATGAAATTTTGAGAAAATTATTTTCGGAACATCTAATCATAATTGACGAGGCCCATAATTTACGTGATGTGGGTGACAATGATTCTGTAGGAGGAGAAGCCGGTGAAAATGCCGGTGGAAAGGCTCTGAATCCATACTTGAAACGAATTGCATTAAATGCCGAAGGACTCCGAATTGTATTAATGACGGCTACGCCCATGTACAACTCCGCACCTGAAATTCTGCGTCTCTTGAATATCTTGATTATGAACGATACCAAGACTGAGGAACACAATCTGTTAGCCTCTAGTATTTTTGGTCCAACGGGAGAAATAACTAATCCAACAGCACTTGAATCGGCCGCGCGTAAGTATGTAAGTTACATGCGAGGCGAGAATCCGTATACATTTCCGCTTCGCCTAAAATCAGATTCTGTAGCTCAAGACTGGCCTACAGTTTCTGCTACAAAGACTCCATTGGTTCTAACAGATTTTGATAGAATTGCACTAGGTGTGTTACCTTTGGTATTTACTCAACCGATACCAGGTTCACCGGTAGACTCTGCTCTTAGAGGTGCTACTATGAGAACTGCATCTGGTGAAGATGGCAGTGAAGGTGAAAATGATGTTATGCTAGATCTCCGTATGCAAATGGCAAATATTACATATCCTGATGGTTCATATGGTACTGAAGGCTGGAATACACATTTCAAGGCTGTAGAGGCCAGAACGGCCACGCGTAAGATCCGTGTATTTTCATTAAAAGATTCTTCGAATCCAATAGTGTTTACCGAAAACACTGCTCCAAAGATTAAGAAAATTGTGGATTCTATTACAAGAGCCCGTGGTATATGTTTTGCCTATAGTCGCTATATAAAGGCCGGTGCTCTTCCTTTAGCCATTGCACTTGAAAGAGCTGGATTTCAGCGCAAGTTATCTGATGGAAAGGTTGCACCTATTCTAACTGGATTACCACCTGTTGCACCAATTTGTGCAATTTGCTCACAGACAAATGCAGGCCATGAATCGACCCATGAGTTTGCACCCGCCTATTATATATTACTTACATCTGAAGATGAAATAAGTCCTGATTTTCCGGGCCTGGTTCGTATGGCTACAACATGGACGGATCCTATTTGGGGTCCTCTTGGAACATCGGTAAAAGCTATTATTGGTTCTCAAGTGGCATCTGAAGGTCTTGACTTGAAATGTGTGCGCGAAATGCACATCTTGGATTCCTGGTACCACTTGAATCGCACAGACCAGATTATTGGACGCGCTATTCGTTACTGTTCCCACTCGGCTCTGCGTGTAACCGAACGCTCACTAGGTGTTCCACCTATGTCGTATAATAATTGTACTATTTACATGCATGTAACACTCATTCCGGGTCTCGAAACGGCTGACATGTATGCCTATCGTCTGGCTATACGAAAGGCCCGTTTAGTGGGCCTAGTTCAGCGTCTCTTAAAGAAAAATGCATGGGACTGTAATTTGGAAATGGAGGCTATTATATTTACTAGTCTGCCACCTAGGGTTCAAATAGATGCACAGGGACGCACTCTTCCTGAGTACTCGGCCAATGACCAGGACTATACTACGTATTGTGATTATCAAGTGTGTAAACACGAATGTGCAATATCTTTGCCGGCCGAACTTGAACTAGATACGAGTACATATGTAGCATCTGATGCAAGAAGAATTATTATGGCTAAGCTTGATATTGTTCGTCATCTCTTTGATGACCAAGTCATAGTTCCTGAGACAATGATTCATGAAATATTCAGGGACTTGCCATGGGAAATTAGATCGGATGCATTACTTGAACTCATTGATGGAAAACGGTTTAAGATTCATAGAGGGCCGGTTGAAGGATATTTAATTAAACGGGCCGGTTATCTTGTGTTTCAACCCGCTGGTGTCCATACAGAAATACCTATGGCTCTTCGTTATGCAAGAGCATTTCAACTTAATAGAAAGTTTCTTTTTCTTGACAAACCGGTATTTTCAAAGGTTTCAGCACCTGCCTCTGCATCTGCCTCTGCCTCTGCATCTGCATCTGCAGGAGGAGGAGCAGGAACAGGAACAGGAACAGGACCAGCACCAGAACCAGAAATCAATAGTGCTCTGATGCAAAGATGGACCGACTGGTTAGCATTTGTAGATGGAGGTCCACTGCCCACTGAAATACCATCAACACTTAAAATATGGACTTGGCTACGAGACCATTTTACAGTACCCGAAACACGCACTGTAGCACTCAGATGGTGGTTTGATAAGATGATTACCTATGATGAACAAAAAAATCTCCTGGAAACAGCATTAAAAGGAAATGCCGAGCTAGAACAAGTTTTACGCGGAGAAATAATAAAATCATCGTCGTTGACAGCATATCGTATTTATAATCCTGAGACATTGAAACCAGAGTATAAGTGTCGTCAAGGTAATCAGTTTGGTCCATGTAATTCTATGGTCGAAGCTCTTGTAGAAAAGGCATTATACAAACCGGCCACTAAGATGGGTTCTTTGGTCGGTATTCTGTCACCCAAAGTGGTTAACAAGGAATCCAAGAATAAACTTATTTTTAAAACCATGGATCTTACAAATCCTAAATCCAAACCCGGCGGTGCAGAATGTGGCAATAATTCTACCATGGGTGACCACAGACCTCGTGTAATACTCTTGCACGAAGGTGCAATGAGCGATGATATGTTAAGACCATTGATTATATCACACGGAGAACCATGGGACGAGGCCGGTTCTAAGAAACGTGGATTAAAACCCGAACACATAAAAGATTTTTCACACCAACCACTGTGTATGTACATGGAGTTTTTAACACGACTCTTAGATGCCCGTAAAGTAGGTGAAGTCCGTTGGTTTGTTGGAGCGATAGATGCATTAAAAAAATGACACTGTCATGATTTTTTACACGGTATAATTAAATGTCTCTCTTTGCCCCGGTATTTATTGAACAGAGGATTGCACTTAAACCGGCAGAGTTTCGCGATGCATCTACCGACATTGATGGATTCATTCTGGCAAAGGCTGCAAAGGAAATGGAGGGCCAATGCTGTATTCACGGTTTTGTTCGTGAAAATTCGATGAAAATCATGGCAAGGTCTATGGGACAAGCTGAGCATGGCCGTTTCACCGGTGATTTTATGTTTTACTGTAAGATGCGTATTGACTGTCTCTTACTCAATGAGGGTCAACTAGTAGATGGCCAGATTCTAAAGGCAAATAAGATGGGAGCCTATGCGCTTCTAACAGAAGGTGGTCAGATTCTAGAGGCCGTCCGTGTTCTTCTGCCCCGTGAATTCCATGTAGGCAATGTGGACTTTGATACCCTAGTTCCAGGTTCAAAGGTACGCATTAAGATTTTGAAATCGCGGTTCCAGAAGAGTGATGCATTTATTCAGGCGGCGGGTGTTATTGAAGAGATTCTGCCTAATGTAGCCGGTCCCATTAAACCATTGTTACCTGCGGTATCTGAGACAGAGGTTGCATAAGCCAATCCTCTGTCTTGGCTACTGATGTATAATAACCAGTTTCTACCAGTCCATGTGTAAGACTTACTGGCTCATCCATGACCAGACCATTTGCTGGCCAAGAGTGACTAATTTTAAGTGTGTGAATTGTGCCTGGAGTTGTAACAACGGCTACATGTCCTTGATTTTTGGTATCAATATATTCTGCCAATAGCAGAGTTCCTATCGGATATATCTGTTGATCATCAATAGGTTGAAGTTTGCCTCTGGCATTTAATGACTCGTACCAAACGTAGGTTCCACCTGCATAATAATTATTCTCATCCACACCTGGTATAGGAGTACCCGCTTTGCGACAAAGAAGATTAATAAAACCGGCACAGTTCATACCTAGACACTTAATTTTGTCGACACTTGGCACAGGCTCGTGGTTTGCATAGAATGGTTGAGTGTTGGTTAGCGTAGAACCTTCTTGCCACCAAACATAGGGTGTTCCGACTAATTCTCTGATATACTCTAGCAAACTCATTATGAGTACATATTATAGTTAATAAAAAAGTCAACTTTGACTTACAACGGCTTAAACAAGTCATGTATACATTTTAATTAATGGATAATTCTCTTGACCTCTTAATTCAAGATTTTGTTACAACTAACAAACTCGTGAATCACAATATTCCATGGGGGTTTATGGTATCTCGACGTTTTGAAAACGGGCGCCGACGTATTTTTGACTATAACAGAGGAGTTGCAATAGGAGAACATGTTGACATGGGTGATGCAGAATGGTTTGTTATTGAGTTAACTGCACCGAATGTGTCTGATGTTGAATCACTTAGATTCGACTGTTTAAAACTCATGTATGGACCCACTCATTATACAATGTCGGTAAACAAAGAAGAATCTAACATTGTAGTACGTCTCTTAACTAAAAATCAAGGCCTGATAAATGTAATGTTCAAGGTGCGGTTAATTGCGAACTCGATTACATCCGGATCTGAATAGATGACGGAATATGAACGCCGTAGCCAGTTTAACGAGTATATGAAAAACATGGACAAGAATGGCTGTATAGAAGTTGCACGGATTCTGAAAAAACATAACGTTGCTGTGTCTGAAAACAGAAGCGGTATGTTTTTTGACTTGGCCACTATTCCTCAGCCGGCATTTGATGACTTGTTAAAATACAAAGAATTTATCGAGGCGAATCGGAAAAACTTAGAGCGGGTGGAAGTTCCCAGCTCTAAAAAGATTGAGAGAGGGGGTCTCCGTTAAGAATCCATTGGCCCATACACCATAACGTCTATTCGCATCACCATCATTTTCGAGAACAAAATGATAGTATGTAAAGACTTCAGTGCCATCTACACCTTTGAACTCGGTAGAAACGGGTGCTACCATCAGGATTTTGTCGTCGATTACCTGTTCATCACGGCCCCAGAATTCGGACTGTGCCGTTTCTTCTTCTTGAGTCAGATAGTCCACTAAAAGACCGTGGCCACCGGTAATGTAGAGTGGCTCATGCGAGAGTGGCTCATGCGAGAGTGGCTCATGACTATCATGTTGACCAACGTACATGCGAGAGTGCCATAGTTCCGGATTATTAATAAATACTCCCTTGCCAATTTCTATGATAGCACGATAGCCGTGTTTGTAGGACTTGACCAAGTCACCAACCCGTAGCTCCTCAATAGGACTCCATACCTCTTGGTCATCTAGGAGTCGCAAAATCTTGGTACCATGATTGAAACATGCTACTACAAACCCTGGTAGTCTTATCTGGCCTTTTCTATATGGTCCTATTGCACGTGTTCGTATACGAGGTGTTATATTTGGATCACCACCGCCTGTAACTACGTAGGCATTGCCATCTTCATTTGTAATTGCAATAGATAATGGACCTATGCCATTTGACTGGCCATAAGTTACTAAGACAGTCATTGTCGAAGTTCTTAGATTATAACTATACATTGTACCTGAACCAGTTCCTCCCTTATTACAGATTCCATATAAGACTTGCGAGGATGAATCTATTAAAATTCTATCGATGGGGTCCGTACCTTTATTTGAATTTGCATCAAAATTCCATAGAGATGTAGAAGTTTGATTAGTTAATGAATACGAATTTATAATACTTTGACTATTAGATATATCATAAAAGTATACTTTGCCAGAATCTACAATAGCAGATTCAAGTTTTGCTAAAGAAGGAAGAGTAAAAGTTGTTTTAACAAACGTACTTAGATTTATACCTTTCAGGGTTGTTTGAAACATACCATATAATACATTATTAGATACAGAAAGAGCTCCTGTTATAATCTCACTAGAAATTTTAGCCATTGACGTAAATGTTATCTTATATATTCCTGTCGTATCAGTTACATAGAGATTTCCAGATGGATCCAGAGCCGAATAGCCTGTAGCCCCAGTGAGGGTCCCAACAGTTCTTAGGATAGCAGAACTAGTATCATAAGCAAAGACTGAACCGGTAGTAATACCATATACAGTATCGTTAATACGATTTAGACAACCTAATGCTGTTCCAGATAGTGTTTGCAGTACCGTATATGTTGGACCCTCAATACTAAATAAAGTTGTACCGAATGTTCCATATATCTTAGAACCGAGTTTGAATGCAGGATTTGGCTGAGTAGTATATGTTCCAAGATCAGTGAACAAAGGATTTGATAAAAAAGGTGTTACAGAATTTGATGGAGCAGAAGGTGTTCCTTTTACTTGCCCATTCTTAGCAGTCACTGTAAATGTATAAGAAGTTCCGTTAGTTAGGCCTGTAAATATTAATGATGTACCGGTCGATGAACGAAGAGTTGTAACAGGATTAGAAGATATATCGTAACCAGTTACGGTACCTGCAGGGGCCGTCCATGTAATAGAAGCAGAAGCATCAGAGGCCACAGCTATTACATTTGTAGGTATACCAGGAGTACCAGGTGTTACAGAATTAGATGGAGTAGATGTTCTTCCTTTTACTGATAAAGGCCCAAACTTAGCAGTCACTGTAAATGTATAAGAAGTCCCGTTAGATAGACTTGGAAAGATAACTGATGTACCTGTCGTTGAACGAAGAGTTGTAGCAGGATTAGAAGATATATCGTAACCAGTTACTGTACCTGCAGGGGCCGTCCATGTAATAGAAGCAGATAAATCAATGACCACAGCAGTTACATTTCTAGGTGGAAGACCAAAAGGAGAACTGGGGTCTGAAAAGGTGGTGTCGGCTCCATCAGGTCCACTAGTGTAAAAGAAACTAGTGGCATTAAAAGTATTAAGATTTATTGGAACATTTGTAATATTCCATGATGTAAGATCACTAGTAAACAGAGCATTGTTATAACACGATGTTGCTACTTCAAACATTCCTCTCATATTTGTTACTCCAGAAACATCCCACGAATTTATGCTACTGTTTGCTCCTTCAAATGAATGAGCTCTATTAAACATATCAGACAAATTACCTTTTAGTTTGTTCCAGAAAGTTCCATTAAAATTACTGTTAAACACACCAGCTCCATTAAACATTGCAGCCATATTTGTAACATTATTGATACCGGCCCAAGAACCTACATTTTGACCTGTACCTCTATAACTCGAATTCCTAAACATACTGTTCATAGACTTAACGTTAGTAACAGTCCAATTACCCAGATTACTAGCATTAAAAATGGTTGTATTCATAAACATATATGACATGTCTGAGACTCCAGATACATTCCATCTGCTTATTCCATCACCTATAAAAGAAATTGCTCCATTAAACATATTTGACATATTTTTAACATTTTCTGTTGTTCCATTATCTGTCCAATTTCCTAGATTAGCATTAAATGCTTCAGCTCCATTAAACATATTTGACATGTCTGTGACATTAGTTACATCCCAAGATTCTACATCTGTACCAGTAAAAATGTTAGCCCCAGTAAACATATATGATGTATTGGTTACTAGAGGAGGAAGAGCAGGTACCGATGTTAGACTAGTACATCCATTAAATGCTCCGCTCAAATTAGTCAGAGATAAAGTTGCACTACCCCATTGAGTTACAGATAATAATAATGGTGCTGAAGTCCATGCGGTCTCACCAGAACCAAAGGTTCCAAATTTACCATAGATTCTTACAGGGCCAGTTACATTACCAGAAACATCAGAACCAGGGCCATATGAAAGTCTACCTGCACCCCAATCTACTTCAATACCTGAAGAAGATATATCAGAAATAGGTAATTTTATTTTTTCTGTTGTAAAACCAAATTCCAAAGTCATAGGTTGCAAACTGAGATTAAATGGAGAAAAAGGGTCTGTAAGAGTTGTATCTACACCTCCCTTATAAAAAAATTGATCTTTACCGGTATTTGTAACTGCTCTCACATTCCACTGTGATATATTTTTAATAAAATTACCATTAGAATAACAACCAGATGCATCATTAAACATATCACTTACATCTGTCATTGATCTAACATCCCATTGTTCTAGACCATTACCTGAAAAATCATTTGTTTGATAAAACATCGCACTTGCATTAACAACACCAGATACATCCCATGGTACATTAGAATTAAAACGCTTTGCATTGGCAAACATATGTGACATATCAGTGACTGTTTTAGTATTCCAAGGTAGATTAGAATTAAATACGGTTGCACCAAAAAACATAGAAGCCATTGTAACAGGAGTAGTTGTATTTATTGTCCATGTTGCCAGACTCTGATTAAATTCTGTAGCACCATCAAACATATTAGACATATCTGTGACTGCAGTGAGAGTCCAATTATTTACAGCACCATTAAATTTAGAATTTCTAAACATGTTAGCCATGGTTTTTACATTGCTTAATGGGGCCCACTGACTTAAATTCATATTACAACTAGAATCACTAAACATATCTGACATATCTGAGACATTATTGACATTCCAAGATTCTATACCAGTTATTGTGCTAATTTTAGTACCACTAAACATACCTCTCATAGTCTTAACATTTGCTGTTAGGTTTGGCCAAGATAAGTTAAAGGGTGCTGTAATACCAGAATTACTAAACATATTAGACATATCTGTTATACCAATAAGTGTTGAACCAGTAACATTCCAAAAATTTAGTCCATTACCTGTAAATTTAGTAGCACCAGAAAACATACTGTCCATATTTACGTTAGTACCTATAGTCCAATTACCTAAAGAAGTATTATTAAATTTAGTAGCACTTGAAAACATATAAGAAAAATTTGTTACACCAGAAACAGTCCATGAGTCTATACCATCACCTACAAAATCAGATGCAGAATAAAACATACCTTCCATAGTCTTAACATTAGATACAGTACTAGAATTAATACCACCCCTTTCCCAATCACTTAATTGAATATTATTGAATTTGCTATTTGCAAACATATATGACATATCTGAGACTCCAGTTACATTCCAAGATTCTATACCTGCACCTGTAAATGCTTGAGTATTATTAAACATATTAGACATATTTCTGACATTACCTACATTACCATTAGTCTGCCAATCACCTAAATTAATATTAAATGCTTCAGCTCCATTAAACATATGTTTCATATCCGTGACGTTAGTTACATTCCATAGATTTACACCTGTACCAACAAATCGCGATGCATTATTAAACATATATGAAGTATTGGTTACTAGAGGAGGAAGAGCAGGTACTGATGTTAGATTGAAACAGCCATTAAATGCTCCACTTAAATTGCGTAACATTGTATTGGCACCCCATTGTGTTACTGCAGATAAGTCTGATGCTGATGTTGTTTGGTCGTTTTTTAAAGGCCATGTAATATTTCCTTGGCCAAAGGTTCCAAATTTACCATAGACTTTTACAGGGCCAGTTACATCCCCAGAAACAGGACTAGAAGTATAAGGTAATCTACCTGCCCCCCAATCTACTTCAATACCTGAAGAAGATATGTCTGAAATGGGTAAAAGAACAGTGGCAGGATTACGAAATATTAATTCCATATACGAAAACGGAGAATTAGGGTCCGTTGTAGTTGTATCCGTATTACTATATGATGCAAAATTTGTTCTGGATGTAACATTATTTACTTTCCATCTTGTTAGATCTGTTTTTAATATTCTACCTAGCTGTGAATCATTAACATACAAAGCCTCAGCTCGTCTAAACATATTAGTCATATCTGTTACATTTACTAGAGTACTTTCACCAAATGTTTCCCAGTTACCCAAATCAGTATCAAATACAGTAGCTTCATTAAACATATTAGACATATTTGATACACCAGACACTGTCCAATTATCTATGCCAGTACCTACAAATGCTATAGCTCCATTAAACATGTCAGACATATTTTTAACATTAGCTAC